TCGGACACATCATCCCATGGCCACCCATGTCACACCATATCCGACCCCAGGGTGTTAAATCGGGCGTGACACTGTGTGTGTGAGACCCCACAGAAATGTACCATAAAATGTAGACACACAGTGACGAACCAGGCTACTGTCGTCACCCTGCGTAGATAGTTGGTAAAGAGTTGGTAACGCTCCTTGCGCGCAAGGTCGTGAAAGGGGTTACTCTATATATGAACCCAAGTGATTGATATGGTCGGACGTGAGTGACCATGGTTCAGACGTACTCACCCAAACACGACAGCCCCTTAGGGCTGGCGTGGTGATCATAGACTGCCATATACATCCTCCGGATGCCGCTTCGCGGAATCTCTCCCCGCTACTCAGGACCACGGCCCTGTGGCCGTGGAACTATGGTAGTCCATATCAAAGTGGAGGATACAAAGTGGCCAAGGTCTATGTAGATGACCAGGGGAACCTGGTCGAGAAGGTTCAACGGAAGCCGGGCAGGAAGCCCAACCGGACGGTCAAGGAGAAGAAGGACACGATCCTCGCCTACCTTCGTCAGGGCATCACGGCAGCCGAAGCATGCCGAGACCTGGGCATCACCTCACAGACCATTCAGTATTACAAGCAGAGCGACAAGAGCTTCAGGGCTGAGTACGAGAGACTCCGCCTGATGAAGACGGCGGGAGCCGAGGCCGGTAAGATCGAGGTCCCCGACTTTCCCACGTTCTGCGAAGAGTACCTCGACACCAAGTTGTTCAACCACCAGCTCCAGTGGTACGACGTCCTGGAGGGACGTCCTCCCAGAAACCTTCACGAGAATCAGATCTACAGGCCGGGCGATCCTGGCATGATCATCGTGAACACTCCTCCGGAGCACGCGAAGAGTACAACCATCACGGTGAACTACACCACCTGGCGTATCTGTCAGGACCCGAACATCCGTATCATCATCGTGTCGCAGACGCAGGAGATGGCCAAGCGGTTCCTTCGGGCGATCAAGGATCGCCTCGCTGGAGCCAACCACGCCTACAAGAAGCTTCAGGTCGACTTCGCCCCCGAGGGGGGCTTCGACGCCAACTCTGCCTCTTGGACTGCCGACTCTATCTACGTGAACGCTGAAGCCCGAGACTCCGGTGAGGCTACGCCTACCGTGCAGGCTCTGGGCATGAACGGTCAGATCTACGGTAACCGTGCTGACCTGATCATCCTTGACGACACGGTGACGGGAAAGAACGCTCATGAGTTCGAGAAGCAGATCGACTGGATCCAGCGAGAAGTCATCAACCGGCTCTCCTATCCTGGAGGCGTCCTACTCCTTGTGGGGACGCGACTCGCTCCGGTTGAGCTATACAGTGAGATTCAGAAGCCCGAGTGGTATGGACAGGACGAAGAGTCTCCTTGGACCTATCTCACCCAACCTGCTGTCCTTGAGTTCGCAGAGTCGCCTGATGACTGGGTTGTTCTCGCACCCTTCACCAACCGACCCCCGGTCTCGCTGGGAGCAAGACGACTGGTGGAGGCGAACGAAGACGGACTCTTCCCCTGGCACTCAGGTAAGGCCCTAGCACGACGCCGAGCCACAAGCTCGGCGCAGAACTGGAAGATGGTCTACCAACAGGAGCAGGTGGTTGAGGATGCAATCTTCCCCGCAAATAAGGTTGCGGCTTCAATCGACGGCATGCGAGCAGCAGGGCTCATGTCCCCGGGCACCCCGGGACATCGAACTCACGGGATGGATGGACTTTACGTCGTTGGTGGCTTCGACCCTGCGATCACGGGACATGCAGCCGCAGTCGTTCTCGGTGTCGATCGCATGTCCGGGATGCGGTATGTCCTGGACGTATGGACAGCGCCTAACCAGAAGCCGGACGACCTCTTCAACAAGCTGAAGGACTGGACCGTCAAGTACCACATGCACGAGTGGGTCATCGAGAAGAACGCGATGAACCTGATGGTCACGCAGAACCGTGACCTCAGGAACTTCCTCGGCAGCAGGGGTACGATCCTGAAGGAGCACTTCACCGGCAACAACAAGAACGACGCCGACTTCGGCGTCGCTTCTATGAGCATGCTGTTCGATGGAGCCCTTGAGGACAAGGGCCTGATCAGGCTGCCCAGCCGCTCACAGAACGAGGGCATGAAGGCCCTCGTAGAACAGCTCGTAACTTGGTTCCCTCAGTCAAAGGCCAAGCAGGACACGGTCATGGCTCTGTGGTTCGCTGAGACGCGGGCGCGTGAGCTTGTGAACGATATCGAGACCGTGTTCCACATGAGCAACGAGTACCAGTCCGCAAGGGACAAAGAGAAGCAGCATACGATCGATCTGGACTACCTCGGCCAGATGAATATGTACGGGGGCGGTGACGGATGGTGGAGCTGATCCACCAACACACGAGAGGACTAATTCATGGTTGACCTGTGGATGCCAGGCGCACAGAACTACTCGGTAGGGAACGTTGGTGACATGGAAGGTGGGGAGCCTCGCATGACTCACCACATCACTTCCAACGATAGCGACTGGACCTTCACCAACGAACTCGGATGGTTCTCTGGCGGCGGTGCTGGTGTGGCACCGCATCTCCTGGTTGATCCGTTCACCGGACAGATCGCCCAGTTCTTCCCCGCCAACTCCCGCTCACTCTCACTGAAGAACGCTACCGACTCGAGCGGCAATCAGGTCCGGACCAACCGGACCGGCAAGTACAACATTCAGGTCGAGTGGGTATTCACCGAAGGCGAAGTGGTCAACGGTAAGAAGTACATGTCCCTGAAGGAGACCCCCATGAAGGGTCTCGACAAGGTGATCGCGTGGGCTCGCTCGCTCGGCATCAAGGATGTCTGGCCTGGTGGCGTCCCCACCTCCTTCTCCCGCGACACGGTCTCGCTGTCTACTTGGCTAAACGAGGGTGGACACTACGGACACAACCAGGTCCCCGGCAACGATCACCTTGACCCCGGACCGATGCCCAACATCTTCGGGGCGGTTACGCCGCCCCCTCCCACACAGGAGAGTGACGTGCCGTTCGTTCTCAACGAATCCAACGCGATCGACGTCGACCTGACGAGTGGCACATGGACTCCGCTCGCGTTCGCCGACAACGGAGCATTCATGGGTGCCGCTAGCGCTCTTGACATCTCCGTCAACCTGTACTTCGATACGGCCACGCCTGCCACCACCAAGGTGCAGGGCGTGTTCTATCTGACCAACACCGACAACTCTTCGCCGTCCAACTATCTTGTCATCGACAAGCGCGGTGGTGGCGGTCATCAGTTTGTCCACAACAAGCCCGTACCGACCGGCAAGAAGCTCTGGTTCCAGGTGCGAGCCGTCTCTGACGACGGCTCTATCACGAAGCTGCTTCACCGTGAGGTGTCCGGTATCTACTGGACCTGAGTTCTCCAACTAAGGAGGTGACATGGCTAGTCTCGAAAACATCTTCAATCGCGTCGAGGCACTACGCCGTGCAGCCGCCGATCGAGACCAGAGGCACCGCGACGTTCACGACGTCCGGTCAGGTGACATCGATACAGTCATCCCGGGCTCCATGCCCGAAGCCTGGCCCAAGCCGATCGTGGCAAACCTGATCGACACCAGCGCCCGCGACCTCGCAGAGGTCATGGGCACCATGCCGAGCGTAAACTGTTCAACCGGCATTCTCACAACGGACAAGGCCAAGAAGTTCTCGTCCAAGAAGACCAAGATCTCCAACTACTACATCCAGTCTTCCCGGCTCAACGCCGGGAAGCAGGTCGAGCTGGCGGATTACTACACCACCTATGGTCTGGCTATCTATGTCGTTGAGCCCGACTTCGAGGAGAAGCGTCCTCACATCCGGGTAGAGAACCCCATGGGTGTATACCCCGACACCGACATGTTCGGCCGACTCAAGAGCTACACCAAGGTGTGGCGCGAAGAGGCGATCCACCTGGTGTCAAAGTTCCCCGAGCTGCTTCGCATGCTCCAGACCAACTCTGTTGGCCAGACCGATCTCGGCTGGGCGGAACGTGAGATCGAGGTCGTGAAGTACGTGGACGCAGAGCGCATCGTTCTCTACATCCCCAATCACGGAAATCACGTGATCGACGACATGCCCAACCCTATGGGCAAGATCTTCGTGTCGGTCGGGCTCAGGCCCGGCTATGACAACGAGGTGCGTGGCGCATTCGATGACGCGATCTGGGTCCAGCTAGCCAAGGCTCGGATGGCTCTACTCGGCCTGGAAGCCACAGAAAAGACTGTGCGCGCACCTCTGGCCGTCCCTCGGGACGTACAGAAGATGACGTTCGGAGATGACGCAGTCATCCGTACAGACAATCCGGACAAGATCAGGCGCGTGGGTATCGACGTCCCGCAGGCTGCATTCCAAGAGGGCCAGGTACTCGAACAGGAGCTGCGCGTAGGAACGCGCACTCCTGAAGCCCGTAGCGGCAACGTGGACGCTTCGATCATCACCGGCAAGGGAGTCCAGGCCCTGATGGGCGGCTTCAACACGGTGGTCACCACCGGCCAGACCGTCATCGGCGAAGCGCTCAAGTGCGCGATCGAGCTGGCGTTCGAGATGGATCAGATGCTCTGGCCTTCTGAAAAGAAGACCATTCGCGGCACATCGCAAGGTACGCCATTTGAGGAGCAGTACGTTCCGTCGAGGGACATCAACGGCGACTATACGTGCGACGTCACGTATGGCTTCGCTGCTGGCCAGGACCCGGCACGAGCTATCGTGGGGCTGCTTCAGCTTCGCGGTGACCAGCTCATCTCCCGCGACTTCTTCCAGCGTCAGCTTCCGATGGGGATCGACGTTGTCCAGATGCAAACGCAGATCGACAACGAACAGTTCACCGACGCCCTCAAGCAGGGAATGATGGGCTATATGCAGGCCATCCCTCAGATGGCCCTACAGGGGCAGGATCCGTTGGACGCACTCCAGAAGGTTGCCCAGCTCATCCAGCTCAGGGAGAAGGGAGAGCCTGTACATGATGCGGTTCTCAAGGTCTTCACCCCCAAGCAGGCCCCTCCGGGCGCTGCGCCACCCAATCCTCTGGCTGCGGCTATGGGTGGAGGTGGCCAGGGATCTGCGCCACCTGGAGCGGGCGGAGCACCCGGTGCACCTCCTGGACCTGGTGGACAACAGCCGCAGGGCATCGACATGATGACCCTGCTTAGTGGACTGACGGGAGGCGGGGAAGCTCGAATGACAGCCCGCACTCAGCGACAGTCTCCACTTCAGTGATGAATCCACATAGGAGGAAGATATGAGCACCAGCTACCATCAGGTGAACTCGTCTGCTTCGCATGAGGGTGACCTGAAGGGCGAATTCTTCGCAGGCAACCATGGCCCCGAGGGTGCATGGAAGTCTCTGAAGGGTCAGGCCCTCACGCCGCCCGAGCTTTCTTTCAGCGAGCAGGACACGAACTACAACGACGGTCGAGTCGACAGCAACGGCATGGCTCCGGTCACGCAGAGCTGGACGCACTCTATCGTTACGACCGGCCTTACCGGGCCGGGCGGCACCCTGGCGAAGTGAGTTAAGGAGGCTCTATGGGTACACCTACCCCCGGTCCTGGACAGTTCTCCAAGAGGACCGACAAGGCTGTTGGTCAGGCTAACCGGAGCCTCCCTAACGCCGACTACGGAGAGCAGGCTGCATATCAGGAAGCCCAGCAGGGCATGCAGAAGCCTCAAGAGGTCGACGTCAAGGGCATGAACTTCAGCGACCTATTCGGCAATCCGGCGGCGAACGTTACCCCCTTTGGGGCGGACTCTGCCAGACCTGACGAGCCTGTCACGCAAGGGGCCGACGCTGGCCCCGGCGGTGATTCATCTACTCTCCCGATCTCAGGGTCGCAGAACGACCCCACCATGGCGTCATATATGTTCGCGATGAAGTTCATCGCCGACAGGCCTGGCACTAGCGACTCCGCTAGGAACGTGATCAGAGCCCTTCGTTCAAAGATGTGAGGTAACATGGCTGGCGATATCGACCACCTTGGCTATCAGGGTAATCTTGGATTCTGGGGGACCACGAGCGGCGGACAACCCAAGTCCACCTGGTGGAACCAGGACATGTCTGACGCTGGCCAGGCCCTCTACTCTGACCCTTCTACTGCGGTCGTGGCTGGCACCACGCCGCAGGAAGTACTCGATCAGCAGAAGGAGATAGGGGAGTACGCTCGCAAGATGCGAGGCGGGTTCCTCAACTCCCTCAAGGACATGCTCGGCAACGTCGACTCGGCCCTCGGCAACGTCCCCAGCTGGACGCTGAAGAAGCTGTGGTACCCGGTCGACAAGCTGGCCTCTGGCGCGTACTGGGCGTACTCTAACGCGATCTCTCAGCCACTCTCCACGGTGCTCATCCAGTCCTCTAAGGCGGAACTCGCCAAGGGTGGCTTCTGGGGTGGCGGCATCGACAAGTTGATGAGCGGTGATGAGTGGAGCGCTGCGTACAACGAGGCTGAGCACACCTCTCCAGCTCAGGCGTTCATGAACTACGAGAACACCGCCAACGCTATCGGTCACGATACCGCGCTCGGCTTCACCGCTGGCGGTGCTCGCAACACTACCCCCGCCGAACAGGAAGCCATCAGGCGCAATCAGGATAGGTTCCTGTACGACACGAACTACTGGCGCAGCAAGCAGGGCTGGACCTACACGGCTGGCACCGGAACCCTGGACTTCATGATCTCCATGGGTGCCGACCCTACCTACGCTGGAGTTACAGCGGTATCTCGCGCCGTCAAGGGCGCGAGGTCGATCAAGGTTGTGGGGCAGGTTGAACAGCCCTCAAGGGCTGTCTCTGGAGTTAATATCGCAGCACAGAAGCTCGGCACGGCCGTTGGCAACAAGTTCGCCAAGACCGCCGAAGAGGCTTCTCGCTCCAAGCGAGTGAACGGATTCTTCGACTGGGCTGAGGGAAAGAGCGCTGCGGAGATCGCGCAGCACCCCATCTGGGGATCTGGTCGTCGAGTCAATCCGGCGAAGGATCAGATCTCGCAGGCTCTGTCAAACGCCAACCGCGATGAGATGCCGCTCATGCTGCGTTTCGCCATGGGCGACAGTGGCGCTGCGGTTGAACTGGTCGGCAAGAACGAAGATCTCGCAACTCAGCTTGCCAAGATGGAAGATAACCGAGTCCTTGTGGACTCGGTCAAGTTCGACTCCGACCTGTTCGCCAGCTACGCCTCAGAGGCCCGTGGGCTGCCTGCTATGCCGCTGTCGGCGGAAGCTAAGGCCGTGCCCTTCAAGCAGGCTGAGAAGCTCGCTGAGGCCGCTCAGCAGATCAGCAAGGTGCGGCCCCTGGGGCCCGCAGCGCAGACCACCTTTGCCGACATCATGCGGGCGGAGGAGTGGAAGGCTGGCAAGCTTGCCGAGCATGACACTCACCTGAAGGCGCTTCAGAGCCAGCAGGGCTACTACGCTGACGCTCTGGGCTCCTTGGCTACCAAGGTGGACGAATTCTCTCCCGGTGAGTCCAACATGTTCGGTACGCTGAAGTCCCTTTACCGCATGGGGCCGCTCGGCATCCGCGACACTGAGAAGGCTGGCACCAAGGCCATCAAGAGGCTTGGTGCTGGCAAGGACTACCTGTCTGCTCAGGACGCTGGTCTTGCTACTCGACTGATCCGCAACGGTTTCTACGCTGCGCCTATTCGAGTTGTTCAGTCTTTCGGCGAAAAGACCCCGCATCGCTTCATCAACCACAACGACGATGATGCGTACATGCGTGTAGCTGAGATGCTCAAGCAGGTCCCCGGCCTCGGCGGCGACGTTCGCCTCGACATGATTCGCAAGTACTCCCAGGCTGGCGACAAGGTGTCGAGGGCTAAGGCCCTCGATGAGATCCACACTCACGTTGTTAATCACATGGCTGCCAGCCATAACCTTGACCCTCAGACGGCTAAGGTTATCGACGACATGCGGCGAGTCGGATTCCAGAAGACCATGAACAGCCTGACCGGAGTCAGGCCTGCCGACCAGATGTATTCTGCCGCACTTGCAGACCCCGAGGCCAGGATGGGCGCGGCCAACAGGGTCGACCACGTTGAAGACGGGGAAGGGTACGTCATCTCTCCGCTGGCGAAGACTCAGCTTCAGATGGTCGAGCCCCTCCTTCCTGTGCGTGAGCTTGACCGCAAGCTTTCTAGGAACTCTGGATTCCTGCGGTCGGTAAAGACTCGCGGCGGTGCTGCATCCGACAACGTGGCTGCCATCTCCGACTCGCTCAACACGGTCTGGAAGGCTGCCACCCTCCTCCGTCCCGGCTATGTCCTTCGCTCGATGAGTGAAGAGCAGGTTGCTAGCGCGGTGAAGTTCGGTCTCATCTCCATGGTCGCCAACTCTGGAGAAGGCGGTCTGAACTGGGTAAGGAATCGCGGCCAGCAGATCAAGGCGCTGGTTGGCAAGGGTAGCTACACCTCGGCACTCGGTACTGGCGAGGGTTACGTCCGCCTCACGGACGAGGACGCCATCAGGGCGGCCGAGTCTATCGGCGAGAAGACAGAGCGCATCAGGGTGAACGACGCGTGGCCTATCGTCCAGAGTCGCATCACCGAAGAGCGCAACAGTCTTGCGGCTATCGAGAAGAAGATCGCGAAGCACGAGGCTCGTAAGGAGCCGAAGCCTGAGCATCTCGAAGAGCTGGACGAACTGAAGGCCATGGCGGCAGACCATAAGCTCGTTCTTGATGAGCACGTGGACTACGCTAACGCCATACTCCACGAAGCCGAGACCTCTACTGGTCGCCGCCTTGGAGAGGCGGCACGAGAACACCTCGGCGTCAAGTACTACGAACCCTTCTCGAAGGAGTGGGATCACCCGATCCCGCGCAGTCAGATCACTTCTGAGCATGCGATGGAGACCGTGTTCGCCCGCAATGAGGCGATCATGAACGGTCGACTCATTCGCACTGGCGACTGGAAGGCCATCAAACCTGGCGGCACCGTCCAGGAAAAGCGCGTCCACATGGACGCGTGGCTTCACGGACTTAACCGTCAGTTCGGCCAGGACGACTTGTTCAGGCTCGTTGCCGAAGATCCCACGCTCAAGACTGCGTCGAACTGGATCAAAACACCGGCTGGAAAGTACCACATCGCTCAGCTCGGACCAAGAGCCCGAGACGTGGATGGCACTCTCGATGCGATCAAGATGACCCTCGATCAGTATCTGCCTGCCGGTACCGGACTCCAGTCAAAGCTCGCTCGAGGTGAAGAGATTACCGAGCAGGACCTTCGTGCAGCCATCTCCGAGGACGACTTCCCGGTCGTTCACGGCGAGGAGTTCAAGCCTCTCACCAAGGAGTTCAGCAAGCAGTCCGCTCAGCGGGCCGTCGATGACATCATCGCAAAGGGATTCAAGGCTTTCGCTACGATCCCCAACGACGTCATGGCGCGGCAGCCGATTTACCTGCGAGCCCAAGAGGCTCGCATGCGTGAGCTGATCGAACAGGAACTCGACTACCGTAGCGTCGCTGGACAGGACGACACGATAGACATCGAGACGCTGAACAAGATGCTGGAGAAGTCCGACAAGCTGGCGCGAAAGGACATCAGCCAGATCGTCTACGATCCCGCCAGGACTACGGCGACCGAGGCGCTTCGGTTCGTTACGCCGTTCCTGTCGGCCCACGTGGACGGACTTCAGCGCTGGGGTGGGCTGATCGCAGAGAAGCCCCAGTTCCTCGGCACGGCGGCCAAGGTCTACAACGCACCGGTCGCAGCTGGTCTCGTCACCGACCGCTACGGTCGGGCTGTGAGCCAGGATGGCACCGTGACCGTCACCGACGAGAGCGGCAAGACGCACAAGGAATTCGTTCCGATGGAGAAGCGCACCTTGACGTTGCGCATGCCTGGCGATACGAAGAACATTCAGGGAATCGGCAAGGTCGCCGCTGGCGGGCACCGACTCAACATCTCGGCGCTGAACACCATCCTTCCCGGTGACCCTTGGTTCAACCCGGGGTCTGGCCCGTTCACTCAGGTTGCACTGTCGAACGTTGCCAAGAAGTCTCCGAAGATCGGCGACTTCCTTCAGTGGTCCAAGCTCTTGCCGTACGGTCCGAGCGAGGGGCTTGGCATCAAGGATGCCTTCACCCCGGCCTACATGAAGGACGCTTGGTCTGCGTTTAACGCCTACGCCATGGGCGGTTCGGATCAGGCCTATCAGGACAACGTGCTCTCCGAGTATCAGCGACAGATGGCTGACTATCACAACGGCGGCCCTGCTCCTGACTGGAAGAAGGTTCAGGAGAACGCGAAGTCATTCACGTTCTTCGAGGCCCTTACCAACTGGATATCTCCTGCTCGAGTGAAGGACACTCCACTCAGCAAGAGTCCATACCAGTTCTTCATGGACCAGTACAAGGTCATGCAGGACGTCGATCCGCAGAACGCCAAGACCAACTTCTACCAGAAGTATGGTGCGGACCTGTTCGCTATGACAGCCGCGCTCAGCAAGAGCGTAGGCGTGCAGGCTACCATCCCCGCCCAGTATACGGCGGAGAGGTACGGCAACTTTATCGCGCAGGACCCCGACATGGCTCCCCTGATCGTTGGCGACATCTACAATCAGGGTAACTTCTCTTCGTCTGTGTACCGCAAGCAGATGGACGAACTCCTTAACGGAGTTCGTCTTCGAGAGAAGATCAGTGCCATCGACGCTATCAAGCAGAACCAGAAGGATCTGGGGTGGCAGCAGTACAACAAGTACGCTGGAATGATCGACGCGGAAATGATCCGGTCGGGATTCCACTCGTACAACCAGAAGGGCGCTCAACCCCTGTCTGACCTGAAGAGCAAGCTGGTCGAGGCGATGTCTCAGATGTACCCCGACTGGTATCACGACTTCGGCACAACGAACCGAGTCGCCATCCCCGAGCGGATCAACCTCATGAAGCAGCTCGTCTCGGACGAGAAGATCATGTCTGACCCGTTTAGGGCTCAGGACCTCGGACCGCTGTCTACTTATCTTCAGCAGCGGGACATTCTGAAGGCCGAAATGAACAAGCGTGGCGTGAAGACTCTAAGCTTCGATCTTCAAGGCAAGCCGATCGGCAAGTCCGCCGACATCGGCATGCAGCTTAGAACGCTTCAGCTCTATCTCGTCAACAACTCACTCGGATTCGGAGACATCTTCCATCGCTACCTTGAGAGCGATGACCTCTCTTAAGGAGTAAGAATGGCTGGTAAGGTTCCGGTTCCGCTGAACGATCCACTGTCTTCCATCATGGGGCAAGGTCTGTCCGCCGCTTCGGCGGCTACCAACCAGCCAACGGGAAGCATGTTTGACAACGACCCCTACAACGCGTACAAGGTCTACACGGGTGGGATCCTTCGCGAAGGAAGGGGCCCTATGGGGTTTGAGAGCCAGAGCTACTCTGATGCGGTTCTGGCTCCCACCCGTTGGACCGACACTCAGCTTAGGGAATTCGTGAACAAGGGGATCATGAGCAACGTGCCCGGATTCGAGGTCGGCATGGGCCTTCCCCAGATCCAGTCTGCTTGGCAGAACCTGGTGCAGTCTTCGATTCTGTTCAATCAGAACCTAAAGCCCGGCGAGAAGCCCTGGTCTCCCAACGACGTCATGAACACTTGGGCAAACACCAAGGGCAAGTACGGCACACAGCAAAAGGGTGACTGGATTTTCGATGTAGCTACAGGTGAGCGCATCAAGTATGTGGGACGCAGGACGAAGACCACCAAGGCTACTCAAGTGAACCTCTCCTCTCCGGAAGAGGTTCAGGCCCTGGTTACTCAGACCCTTCAGCAGGCGCTCGGAAGAGCGCCGACAGCCAAGGAGCTGGCCAACTTCAAGTCAACCATCTCTGGCTACGAGCAGGAGCATCCACAGGTGGCTACCACCACGACGACCCTCAGTGATGAGGACATCGCCCGAGCCCAGGCTAGCGGCGGTGACGTCTGGTCTCAGGCCAGCCAGCAGAGCACTCAGACCTCTGGCGGCGCTAGCGATGTAGCTAGGGCTCAGCTTGTCCAGACGGCCGCTCAGGGCACTCCCGAGTACGGCAAGTATCAGGCTGGCACTACTTACTTCAACGCGCTCCTGAGCCTAGTTGGTGGTGCCTGATGGCTATCGATGGATCTTCTATCGGGCAGTACGCATCTCAGTTCATCGGAACTCAGTACGTCTGGGGTGGCAATGACCTGAGAAATGGCGTCGATTGCTCTGGACTCATTCAGCAGGTGTTCAAGCATTACGGCATCAGCCTTCCCCGCACGACGTATGAGCAGATAGGTCAGGGAGCCCCCGTCTCCATGAAGGGGCTCCGCGCTGGAGACCTCGTGTTCTTCGAGACGGACGGCAAGACACCCGGTCCTGATCACGTCGGCATCTACCTTGGTGGCGGGAAGATGATCCACGCACCACGGCCAGGCAAGGGCGTCGAGATCACCGACATAAGCAAGGGTTGGTACCTCGACAGGTTCATGGGAGGACGCCGCATCAGCGGCGTCCACGCCGTCGGTGCCAGTGAAGCGGACTATCAGCCTAGTCAGAAGCTGTCTCCAGAAGAGCTTGCCTCTAACTACGGTTGGGCCCTGGGCTTCATGAACTCAATTCCGGAAGTCAAAACCAAGTTTGATCAAGCCGTCAAGGAAGGCTGGTCGACCGACAAGTTCAAGGCTGAGCTGCGAGACACCAAGTGGTGGAAAGAGAACTCGCAGACCAGGCGCGAAGCGCAGGTCGTTCAGAAGACCGATCCCGCTACCTGGAGCGCACAGCTGAACGCTGGCGTCATCAAGGTCAGGCAGCTCGCCGCCGAGATCGGCGCTGCCATTCCAGATAGCAAGATCACCGGCATCGCGAAGAACTTGATCGAGACTGGTGCTATCAACGACGAAGATCTGATGCGTAACGCTCTCGGCGGCTACGTGACCTTCACCAAGAAGGGCACGCTAAAGGGCGAGGCGGCCATGCATGAATACACTATGCGGCAGTTCGCCTACGCCAACGGCGTGCAGATCTCGGATTCCGCTATCAAGAATCAAGCGCAACTCGTGGTGAGGAAGCTCGCCAAGACCGAGGACTTCGAGAACCAGATCAGGCAGCAGGCGATCTCCATGTTCCCTGCCTATAAGTCTCAGATCGAGGCCGGTGCTACGATCAAGGACATCGCATCACCGTACATGCAGATGATGAGCGACGAACTCGGGGTTCCGTTCCAGGGAATCGACGTCACGGACCCCATCATCAAGTCGGCCCTCAACGGAGTCGACTCCAACGGAAAGCCTTCGGGGCTTTCCTTGAAGGACTTTCAACAGGTACTCAGAAGCGACCCTCGATGGAAGTCTACAACCAAGGCTCAGAATGACGCCATGACGATCGGCGCTTCGGTACTTAGGGACATGGGTCTTGTTGGGCCTTCTGGTCAGTAAGCTACTCCTCTTCCCGCTACTACTCTTTGGGGGTAACGTGGCACAGCCTAGCTTCGACGCCTTCATGTGGTCTATCGCTCAGCAGGAGAGCGGAGGGAACTACAGCGTAGTGAACGCCTATGGTGCTGTAGGTAAGTACCAGGTCCTGAAGTCGAATGTTCCTGGATGGTCTCGCAAGGTGCTCGGATACTCGATCTCTTGGCAGAGGTTTAGGGACAGCCCGGCACTCCAAGAGAAGATCGTCCGGGGAATCCTCAAGGGCTACTACGACAAGTATGGTGCTCGAGGCGCTGCCTCGGCCTGGTATTCGGGCAACCCGAGCCTTGATCAGTCTACCCGGCCCCAGTCTGGCGGACCTTCCATCAAGTCGTATGTGGATAGCGTGATCGATCGCGCTAACTCCCATCAGGGTGGATCTAGTTCCGGATCATCCCCGTCCTACTCTTCTGGCGCGACGTCGGCCGTATCTAAGATGTCGGCCAAGGAGTCGGCGGAGAGCTACGGCTACGTCGCTGGCTTGATGAACTCGAACCCAGAACTCAAGAGGCTGTTCAATCAGGCCGTAGATGGGCAGTGGACAGCCCAGAAGTTCCAGGCTGAACTGAGAGACACCAAGTGGTGGAAGACGCACTCTCAGACCGAGAGGGACTTCCTGGTCCTCAAGTTTGGTGACCCCAAGACAGCCGACCAGAAGCTGACGCAAGCTCGTACCAAGGTGGCGCAACTAGCTAAGCAGCTCGGGCTCACGGGCCCCGCCGCAAGCGGGGCTAACATGGCGAGCTATGCCTACATGATGGTGGCCAAGGGTTACGACGAAGCACAGATCAGGTACCTGATGGGCCAGAAGATCACCATGGGAACTGGTGGATGGGGAGGCGAGGCGGGTCAAGCCGCCGCCGAACTCCAGTCGTATGCGTACTCCATGGGAATCAATTGGAGCACGTCGAGGCTTCAGCCGTATCTGAAGAATATCGTATCCGGCACATCCACAGTTCAGGAAGTCAAGGGGCTGATGGCGAAGGAAGCCAAGGCCGCCTTTCCTCAGTGGTCAAAGGAGATCGATGGCGGTCAGACGGTCGCCGACATCGCCTCCCCCTACATGCAGTCTATGTCTCAGATTCTTGAGCTGCCCCAAGGCAGCGTCAATCTGTTCGACCCAACTATCAGGTCGGCCCTCACTTACAAGAATCCGACAACGCTGCAAAGCGAACCCGAACAGCTCTGGTCGTTCGAGAACAAGCTTCGCTCTGACCCGAGGTGGAAGAAGACACAGAACGCACAGAACAGCATCATGCAGGTAGCTCACCAAGTCCTTGCGGACTTCGGCGTTAAATACTGAGGAGGGTTGAATGGCTACAGCAGAACAGGCGCAAGCCGCATATGACGCTCTTCAGGCCAAGCTTGCTGCGACCAACCGGTCGATCACCTACTTCACCAACCAGCTCAAGGGCCCTGTCGCTGGACGCGCCAAGGCCACCAAGATGCTGGCGGCACTGAAGGTGCAGCTCGGAACATACAAGAAGCAGATACCTGCACTTCAAAACAATCTGTGGGAAGCCACGGGGCAGTACGACAAGCTGCTGACCGGCGAGAACCGCGATGCTTTCATGGCTGTCAACGCCCTCTTCAAAGACTACGGACTCGAAAGTCTGGCGGGGAAGATCTACGAGTACGTCAAGAACGGCTACTCGCCAGACACGGTGAGCATCCTCCTTCAGGATACGCCAGAGTACAAGCAGCGCTTCGCTGGCAACGAGAAGCGCAGGGCCGCAGGCCTGCCTGTCCTTTCCCCCGCAGAGTATCTGGCAACAGAGGCAAGCTATCGCCAGATCATGCAGTCAGCCGGAATGCCTTCCGGCTTCTACGACTCACACTCGGACTTCAACGATTGGATCGGCAAGAACATATCGCCGTCCGAAGTCCAAAGTCGCGTTGAGATGGCGACGCAAGCCACGATCCTATCCAACCCTGACTATCGCAAGGCGCTGAACCAGATGGGCATCGACGACGCTCACCTGACAGCCTACTTCCTCGACACAAATCGAGCCCTGCCCTACCTCCAGAAGGCTGCGGCAACCGCTCAGGTTGGCGCTGAGGCGCTTCGTAGCGGCCTCTCGTTCGACCAGACCTACGCCGAGCAGCTCTCCACCATGGGCGTCTCGGCAGACCAGGCACGGCAAGGTTACCAGCAGGTCGCTGGGGAGCTTGGCACCATGGGTGCCTTGGGCACCATCTACGGCGACGCCTGGAGTCAGAGGCAGTCCGAGTCTGCCGTGTTCGGTACCGAGGGCAGTGCCGCAGCGCAAACGAAGCAGAAGCGCCTGCTCTCCCAGGAGCGTGGCGCGTTTGGTGGGCGCGAAGGATCGGCCGCTGGTGGCGGCCTCTC